CCCGTCTTCTCCTCATTGACGATCAAACCGTATCTTGCTGTGACTCCACGCCAAATAGTCACAAATGACTCATCTCCAGCAAACATACAATCGTCGCCATTAAACCTTCCTCTCCTCCTACGTTCCTTGGGGTCCCTGATATCGCAGGCAATATCAAAGCATGACTTGTTTATAAGGCAAAGAAGTGGGAAACTAACCAAATTTCCCATCATCGATCCTTTTAGAATGGCCAGGTGTTCTCCTGGACCACTAGTCAGCTTAACCTCAGGGTCCGTAAAAGACTCTACCAAAACTTCACGCTCTTCCTCCGTGAGTTCCTTCGCCTTCGAAATCTCGTCCACGATCACCGCGACAGATTCCAGGGAGATATTATCAGTAGCGGCTTTATAATCACCACTAATCAAACTCTCCCCTTCTCGCCGGTCATTCGCCACAATTTCAAAGTCTCCCTTTCCTACGTCCCCACGGACAAGCCATCCAAAGGACGACAAGTGATCATACAGGGCATTATGGACTGGGGCCAACACGCGCTTGGCCCTGGCAGTCTGCATCGTCACGATACGTACCTTTCCCTTCGTCTTTGCAGCACCCAAACGCAAGCGATTTACAGGGTTCTCCGCGGATTCTAAGTCCGATACGGATAAGGTACCACCCTTATCCATCGTACGTTCATAACACCCCTGCTGGTCAGGGACGTAATCACCCAAATTCGGCGCTTGGTTAGTGCGCCGGCTCTCCTTCAACCGCTTTCCCCATCCGCTAAGGTTTTCTCTCACTGCTAGACGCAGTTCCTCGAGATCCCCCGCGCATGGCTTAGAGATAGTGGGGTCGCTCTTGCAAGCCGAGTCCAACCACTCTCTCTTAGCTCTCTCAGTGGCTATCAAATCACACGGTATGCAAGCCTGGTCAAAAAGACGCTTGCAGGACTTCAGAGTAGATGCAAGTCTTCTCCGTCTCCTACCGTGCAAAGCAAGGCATTCCAGCCTCTTAACCACATCCGTTTCCCAACTCTGCCTAATGGTAAAGCAGTTCGTTCCAGTAATGGAAAGATCATGGGGAGTCTTAAACTCCCAAGACATGATCAGAACTGCCTTATTCAGGGCGTTAACGAGTAGCCGTGATGCGGGACATCCGGCGTTTGAATTACCTCCGGCAGGACCGGTCTTCATTCAACCCAAAGAATTTATCGGACGAGATATATTCGGGCGGCACCTTAAGG